AACACATCTGCTTGAGTTAGTAGTGTTGATAATGCAACAAAATTAAATCCTGTAATGTTTTGAAAGAACATATAGTTTGGTGACTGATTTGCATCAACGCTTCTCTTTGCACACCACTCAATAGCTTCAAGTGGTCTTAAATTTGGAATATTGACATTACGAATACCAACAGTATCTTCAAAAACACCACCTGCTTGATTTTGAGGTACTTTTAGATAATCAGTAAGTATTTTAGACACAACTTTACCATAAGTCATTTGATATGACTGATTTATTCTTTGTTGGTCTGAATACATCATTTCATCAGAAACAAAATGTAGAACATAAGTCTCATTATTCAAACCATCATTTCTGCGGTCAGATTGTTTATAGATTCGAAATGCTTTTTTGAAATTTGCAATATCAGAATTGGGGTCTTTTGAAATGTCAACAAGTAAAGATTCTGAACCATCAAACAAAAGTCTACCAGAAAGCCCAACAGAATCTCTAATGATAATATTTCCACTCATAACAGGCACCAACATTGAATCAAAAAGATTCAATTCTTCATAGATTACAGAGATATCAATTGAACCTGCTTTGGTAACAATTGCAAGTTCATTTATTCTGAACTGCGTGGACTTTTGGATATTAAAACTCATCCTTTAATTACCTTTTTAAACTCTTTTTCAACTTGTGGTATAAATTCCGGTTTTAAAAGTTTTATAGTTCTTTTCTTTTCGTTTTCTGCTTCTTCAAAGTCAAAATACGATAGTGTCTCTTTTGTAACTTCAACTTTAACTACACCATTATCTTGTAGTGTGTAAGTATTTGTTGTCGCAGCCGTATTCGCATAAGTGTTGGCATCAATTTGTAACTTTTCAATAAACTGTAAATCATCTTGATTTGTTTTTGTTACCACTTTGTAATATGAGTGAACATTATTTACATTCATTGCCCATGATAAACCCGTTACTGAAGTATTTGCAGTATCCGCATATTCTGGTGAAGAATATTTGTTATTAATATATTCGATAAGTGTTCTACTCTGAAGTGGCCAATCAAATTGTGGGTCATAGATGTCATTAAACATTAAAACAATCCAATGTTTCTCCGAATTTTCATAATACTTCGATGCTATAATTTCAGGTGTGTCACCCTCTTGTATATCATATTTGTAAAATGCCGCAGAGTTTTGTTTTAATGATTCTTCAAAACCAAATCGTGAAATGATGTTTGTTACTGCATCAAGTCCTCTTGATGAATTATTGGCAGAATATAATGTTTTTGGAAAATAATTAAAATATTTTGCCATTATTGACCTCTTGACAATGTAGATGCTTCTGACATATCTTGTCTGAAATCTGCTTTTGTGAGATATGTAATTTCTTGGAACTGTAATGTTACTTGAATTGCGACAGGCATACCTGTGCGACCGATTGCTGGATTATTTTCACCTGGAACTTCATAAGCAGAAAAGCCGTTTGGTGCATAGTTAACATCTAATGTTGTCAACACACATGTTGCAATCTGTGGAATGTTTGGGTTCTCTGAACCGGCATAATAAAACTTAATATCAAATTCTGAAGGTGGTACTAAGAAACCACCTGCATTTTTAAGTAATTCGGGTGCTTGATGGAAACGAAGTCTTTCAATAATTCGTTGAACTTCTAATGCTTCTTTTTCATCTCTCGGATAAAATGTAAAGTCAAATTGAAATGACCTAAAGTTTGGTGATTTATACACCATTTCTAACATTGGATTTTGAACACGACCTGTGGCGGCAAGAATTGCTTGTCCTGTTTGAGGAGAACCTAGTGCTTTTGCAGCTGCAGTACCACCAAGTTGTTTTGCAGTTTCAGCCGCAGTTTTTGCAACAGCTGCCGTTACAGCTCCTGTGTCACCAGATTGATACGCATCATAAACTGATTTACCACCCGCAAGTGCTTGACCACCCAATTCTGAACCTAATGAAAGTTGGTCATAAGATTGTGAGTAAGTATATTGCAATGTATCTGGCATATACAAAGCAATTGCATCTTTTGTGAGTTTAGTTGTTCTTAAAAAATCTAAACTACCACCAGTAATTCTTTTAATAGAATTATCAATAATTGCCTGTGTTTCGGCCGATGAACCACCGAGATTGATGTTTGCTTGGCCAAAAAGATTATTAATGCCACCTACAACACCGCCTACAATACCACCTGCAGATTTACTGATTTGTGATGTGAGACCGCCAAACGCACCACCTGTTTTTTGATTGATTTGATTTAGACCACTATTAATCTTACTCATCAATTCATTGCCAAATCCAGAAGCAAGTTTTTGTGGATTGGCTAAATCTGCAACATTTAAACGCCCATTTGCAAAACCCGAATTAGTAAAAACAGACGCACTATCTGATACTGCTCGGCCGGCAAATTGAGAATTGGTTTGTTCACGGACATAAAATACAACATAATGTCCTTTATCATAGTTTCCAACATCTAACGGATATCGTAGAGTTGTTCTTTCGAATTGACTAGAAACAAGAGGTGCTAAAGGACCTCGTCTTGTTGTTCCTTTGTCGAATTTTATGTCTGAGAATCCAAAAAGCGCCATGATTGTCCTATAAGATAGATAGATAATATTTATGTCATACAAAGGATGGTTTCGACCAAAAAACCCACAGAAATACAAAGGCGATGCAAACAAAATCGTCTATCGTTCCAATTGGGAACTAAGAGTAATGAAATACTTGGATGGCAATCCTGCCGTAATTTGGTGGGCATCTGAGGAGTTGCCGATACCTTATGTTTCGCCAATCGACAACAAAGTGCATCGTTACTTTCCAGATTTTATCGTCAGGACCAAACGGAAAGATGGCCAGGAACAGACTTCGATACTAGAGGTGAAGCCGTATAAACAGACGATGATGCCAACGCAAAAACGCAAGACTAAACAGTACCTATATGAAGTTGCCCAATATGCCGTCAATCAAGAAAAATGGAAAGCTGCCGAATTGTTTTGTAAGGAACATGGATGGCAGTTTCAAATAATCACAGAAAAAGAACTTGGTATTTGAGATAAATACTAGGATGGCAAAAACACTCATTGATAGAATTCAAGCATCTCTGGCGAAAGAAGGACTTACGCCAAGAACAAATGCGGCTAGAAAATGGTTGCGTTCAAAAGTTGATGAATTGAGTCCTTCTCCGCAAAGTCTTATGAAAGATAGAGAAAGACTGCGTGAGAATTCAATGGTTGGCCGCATGTATTTTTATTTTTACAATCCAAAGTTAAAAGATTCGTTGCCATATTACGACAGGTTTCCATTGGTTATTCCAATAGACCGATACTCAGACGGTTTTCTAGGGTTAAATTTGCATTACATTCACCCAAAGCAACGAATTATTCTTTTGGATAAATTAAGTGAAGTGGCAAATAACGATGATTATAATGAAAAGACTAAACTTAAAATAAGTTATGCTTATCTTGCATCAGCATCAAAAGTGTTCGAAGCAACTCCATGTATTAAGAGATATCTTTTCACACAGATTCAATCCAGATTTTTGGAAATAACTGCTGATGAATGGGATATTGCCGCATTGTTGCCTATGGAGAGTTTTGTTGGTGCATCCACAAGTAAAGTTTACGCTGATTCAAGGAAAAGATTCTAATGTCATTTTCACCAAATTTATTTTTATCTAATGTAAGAGCTAAAGATGGCTTGGCAAAACCAAGTCGTTATGAGGTAGTATTACCTATTCCACCTTACATTAACTCATTCGTTGGAAATTCAGTCATTGAAAAAATATTGAATTTTCCAAACTCAGTTTTTTCGGATGTTTCATCTGCAATCGGTTCTGCTTTTGGTAGACAAGGTGACCAAGATGAATATTCCAGAACATCCAATTCGTCAATGTCTCGTTACTTAGCGCTTCAATGTGAAGCTGCAGAGTTACCAGGTAAAACATTACAGACTGCGGATGTAAAAATCTACGGTCCTACTTTTAAAGTACCGTATCAAACACAATTTAGTGATACGACACTTACATTTATTTGTACCAATGATTTCTATGAGCGTAAATTATTTGACCGTTGGATGGAAGCAATTATGCCATCTGATACGAATAATTTAAGATTTGCAAAAGGCGCACAATCTCGTTATTTGACTAATATAAAAGTTATTCAGTATGATGACTTCATTAAACAAATCTATGCCATAGAATTGATGGATGCATTTCCAATTGGTGTTGCACCACAATCATTAAGTTGGACAGACGATGGTTTTCATCGTTTGTCTGTTCAATTTGCATATCAAAGATATCGCCCGATTTATGAAGGGACTTACGATTTGGCTGCAGCTGCAACCGCATTGTTTGGTTCTGGATTTTCTAGGATTTTACCTTTGGGTCGTGCATTATAAAATTTTAAACAAGCGAGGATATTATGTTACCTAAACTAGATGTACCAATGTATACCGTGAATCTGATTTCAACAGGTAAACCGGTGAGATTCCGTCCTTTCCTAGTGAAAGAACAAAAACTATTTCTGATGGCCGCAGAATCAGAAGATAGTAATGAAATGGTTAGTGTCATTCGACAAGTATTAAAAAACTGCGTAATTGATGAGATTGATGTTGATTCTTTACCTACATTTGACTTAGAATATTTGTTTATGAATCTTCGTGCAAGGTCAGTAGAAGAAATTGTAGACCTTCGTTACAAGTGTAACAATACTGTAAAAAGTGACAATGGTGAAGATAAGAGATGTAGTGGTGTTGTTGAGTTTAAAATGAACCTCTTGGAAGTTCAACCAACAAAAAATCCAGACCACAAGAACAAGATTCAACTTACCGAAAATCTTGGAATTGCCTTCAAATATCCAACTTTTGAAATGATTCAGAAGTATGAGAAAATGAATGAAGGTGAGATTATGATGAACATTCTTGTTGATTGTATTGATTACATTTACGACAAAGAACAAGTTTATTATGCCAAAGATTCTACTCGTAAAGAATTAGAAGATTTTGTGGACAATCTACAACAAAAAGATTTGGAGAAATTCAAAGAGTTTTTTGATACGATGCCTGAAGTTAAAAAAGATGTGCATTTTGCATGTCCAAAATGTGGATACGAAGAAGAAATTACCATAAAGGGTATGCAAAATTTTTTCGTCTAATTTTTCGTTATGACAACCTGAGCAACTATTATCAGACAAACTTTGCTTTAATGCAACATCACAAGTATAGTTTGACTGAACTTGAAAACATGTTGCCGTGGGAAAGAACAATATATGTTGATTTATTAGTGAAATACTTAAAAGAAGAAAAAGAACGATTAGAGTTACAGAAAGCAAGTAGAAAACGATAATGGCAGATTTTGCATCAAGATATATCTCTGAAGTAGAAGAAGGAAAAGGTCTCATTGGAGGCCTTGGTTCCGCTTTTTCTGGAACTACAAAAGATATTGGCAAGAAGTTTTCAAAAGAGAATCTTGTCAGAAGCACTTTTGGTGGTGATGATATTTTCTCGGCTCTAATTCGTTCAAAATTAGGTGTCAAAAAGAAACCAGAGAAAGAAAAAACTCCCACAAAAGAAGGTTCTGCCGAAGGTGGTGGATTTCCTACTGAGGGTATTACATTTCTAAAGATTATTGCCAAAAACACAATGTCTATTCCTTGGATGGCAAGAGACATGAATGTTCTTCGTCAAAATCTTGTTAAGCTGGTTAAGTTAAAGGGTGGTAAAGATGCCGCTACAAATAAAGCAGACACTTTCTTTTTAAGAGAAGATGAGCGTGAAGCATCATTAGAAGCACAAAGACAAAAGTATGAAGGTGTAAAACCTGCTGGAAGTGAAGAAGGTAAAGGAGAAGGTGGCGGTGGAATAATTGATTCTGTTGTTGCTTTGTTTAGTGGTGGGTTTATGAAAGCAATTCGCTTCATTTTTAACCCAAAAAATTTAGCAAAGATTTTTTCTAAAGTATTTTTACCAATTGCAATTATTGGCACTTTGTTTAGTGGAATCATGGATGGTTTCAAACGATACAAAGAAACCGGTGATTTTAGTGATGCAATTGTGGCCGGTCTTGGAGGTATGTTAAAGTTTGTTACCTTTGGACTTTTTGGAGAAGATACATTAAAAAATCTTTTTGCTTCAATTAATGAATTCTTTGCACCAATTACAGAAACAATATCAAATGTATTCAATGGTGTAAAAAACTTCATTAAGGGTTTATTTGGTGGTGTGGTTGATACACAAGATGTAGGTCCAAAAGAAGCCGCACCAATAAGACCTGAAATGCCTGATACATCTAAATTCATTGCCGATGCAGGTAGAGCCGCAGGAATGTCAGATGAAAAATCTAAAGATTTGGGTGGCGTATTTGGCGCAGTTCAGTCTGGTAACATTGAAGGTGCAATTGGTAAAGCACAAGAATATGCCAAAAAATATCCTGAACCTCCTACATCTTCGACATCACCAACCGCAGCAGTAAGCGAAGCATTATCTTCACCAACTGCGGCAAACGAAAGAGTTGTTCCTTCACCAACTACAACACCTGTAACATCTCCATCACCAACTCTTTCGGTTGATGACCAAATTAAACAGGTTGAAGGATACATTGATGCCAATAATAGAAGATTGGTAAATCGTGAGGACCAAGATAAGAGAAGAATAGAGTCCTTTAAGAAAAGATATGCAAATGACCCCGAAAGAGTTAAAGAATTTATTGGAGATATTGAGCAGGGTCAAAAAGAATATAGACAAGAGATTGAACAGGCAAATGCACAACACCGTGAAAATATAAATGGTTTAAGAAAACAAAAAACGGTTACATCATCTCCTGTTTCCGCATCTTCACCTCCGGCAGGTGCAATCTCTGGTGCATCTGAAGTATCACCAACAGAATCAGGTGGTTCATCACCAAGTTCAGGTGGAACAACACCAAGTGCAGTACCATCAAGCGGTTCGAACATGGGTGGTGAAATTGCAAATGCCTCTGCCGCTATTGCAGAAGGTCAAAGAATGGAATCTGCTGCAGATATGGGTTCAATCTTTAACTCACCAACAACAAACAATGTATCAGACACCGAAGGTAAAGCACCTAGCACAATCGCTGATGCATACGATACTGAATTCGCTAAACTGTTAGCATCGACCTCATAATATGGCAGATATTAAGGCCGCACTCGGCAGTTCTTTTAGTTCTTTTATGCCTTCTAAGAAAAAGAAGGAAGAAAAAGACACATCTCCAAAAAGAGATAATCCCGCAACATTTCTAAAAATAATTGCTAAAAATTTCATGTCTATTCACATGATGGCTCGTGACTTGAATGTTGCAAGACAGAATATGCAAAAATTGGTAAAACTTGAAGGTGGAAAACCTGCAAAAGGTGCCGATGCATTTTTCTTAAAGGCCGGTGAAAGAGAAAAGAAACTTGAATCAGAAATG